TGTGTGAGAAACACATACAGGGTTGGTGTTTTCGAACATGTGTTCATGAACAATATGGACTTTGAATAAATCTAAATAATGATATATAATATTATCAAATGAAAGAGAGGTAAAATAATGGACGTTGGTATGTTTACAATGAGTGAAAATGAAGAATTGATTGTATTACAGGATGAGTATGAAATTAATGGAAGCACATACCTGTTTTATGCACATTGGAATCACGATTTTACTGATTGCAGAAGTTGTTAGTGAATATCACAGATAAATGGTATGTATATCCGCAGAACCACACAACATTATATACATTAGCATTTATCAACATATTTAAATTACAGGAGGAATGACATGACAGAATACGAAGAAAGCTACAAAAATTACCTAGCATGGCTCACTCCCCGTGAGCTATTGCAAGAATTTAAGATCATGCGTTTCCCGTGGCGTTATCGGGAACGAAAATGGATCAAAGAAGAAATAGAAAGTAGGTGTATATACTAATTTTGTGGTTTGGTTTTGGAGCTATATTAATTACCCTTATGGGGTATGGTGTGTGAAGTTTTGACGATATCATGAGATGTGTTGAGAAATGGAGGGTGTACAATGAGCAGACCGTTAAACAGTAAGAAGTCATGGTATAAGGTATATATCAAAGAATTAAATACACCGAACATCCTTAAAAGTCAGTGTAAATATAAATGCGATTATCTATTAGTTCAGGCATACACCGGGGCAGTCGCAATGGCAATCGTGCAGGAATATGTTGTGGAATTTGAAGAAAAATTCCGTCCTGTATACTATAACAAATTAGAGGGAGGTGATCCTATTGACAACAAAAAAGTCTTATTCGAAGAAGAGTAAACCACACGGTCTTATAAGACCAAAAGATGATTACACACCCCTAGCCCTTGAGTTAACGTGGGACATGAAAGAAGTGAGAAAAGAGTATTCACGTCTGAGATCAATCTGGCGTAAACGTTATGAAAGATTACTGAAATCTGATTATAAAGATAACAACCTTGTAACGGATCGACCGATCCAACGTTACAAACAGTTGAAAGATATAACAAGTGATAGAGAAATTTATCACTTGTTATCTGAATTAGCAACTATTATAGCATCAGATCGAACCACAATAACAGGATTGAAAAAACAGGAAAAAGAACAAATGAAACACATCAATGATGTGTATGGAACAGAGTTAAAAACGCATGAGGATTTACTAAAATTTGGGCGTTTTATGGAACAACTCAGAGATTTTGCATCAGATAGAATATATGATTCTGATTTTGCTGTTGATTTATATTCTGATGGTGAAAAGCTGAGTACAGGCAAAATGTTAGAGCTATATAAGGAATTTCTGAAAACGGGATCCCGAAACATTTCAAAATTGAAATCTGGCATAGCAAAGAAAGAAAAAGCGAAACGTCAGAAAAGGAAAGCGGGTAAACGTAAACGTGGGAGGTAACACATGGAAAATCTGTATACTGTCGATACATATAATTATACTAGAATACAGAATTTACCATGTTTACATGACACTAGGTCTAACAAAGGAAGTAAAAAAGCAAAAGGTTATAAAAATTGCATGTGTGCTTTTGATATCGAAACAACTAGATTGGAAGATATCGAGCAGTCAATAATGTATATCTGGCAGTTTTCAATTCTTTTTCTTGACGACCTACATATTGACACTATAATAGGAAGAACATGGACAGAATTTGAGCTTTTTCTGGATCAGCTTATGAATGACGATAACTATGCGTATTACATGATTTTTGTTCATAATCTTTCATATGAATTTCAGTTTTTGCGTGGTATATATACGTTTTCACAGGACGAAGTTTTTGCAATAAAATCACGTAAAATACTTAAATGTGAAATGTTAGAGCGGTTTGAGTTTCGATGTTCATATTTGCAGACAAACATGTCATTAAATACGTTTACTTCAAAAATGAAAGTAGAGCATCAGAAATTATCTGGCGAAAAATTCAATTATGAGAAAAAGCGTTTTCCATGGACAGAACTAACCGATTATGAAATAAAGTACAGTATATATGACACAATCGGACTAGTTGAAGCAATGTATAAACGTATGATATTGTCAAATGACAATCTATATACACTTCCCTTAACGTCAACCGGTTATGTACGTCGTGAAACGAAAAAAGTCATGTATGGTTGGTCACGAAAACACAAGGATATTTTCCCTACTATAGATGTTTTCGATCTGCTAGAGGAGGCGTTTCGTGGTGGAGACACTCACGCTAATCGTTATTACTCAGGAACAGTGATACGTGCAGACGGAAAAAAGATTCTTGGAATTGGATCTTATGATAGGTCATCATCTTATCCTGATGTTGTCTTAAATTGCGTTTTTCCAATGACACGGTTTGTATATATCGGATCAATAACGGAGAATGACATAGAGAAGAAATTGGATAGAGGAAAAGCACTATTATTCCGGTGTAAAATCACAGGTATTGAACAGATTGATAAGTTTTACGGAGCGCCATATTTGTCATATTCAAAATGCAGAAATGTTTCACGTGAAACACTTGACAATGGACGTATTTTAAGTGCTGAGTATGTCGAAACAACAATCACTGATATTGACTATGAGATATTGAAACGTGAATATAAATGGAAAGGATTTGAGATAACAGAGTGTTACGAAAGCAAATACGGAACATTGCCAGAACCGTTGAAAGGAATTTTCCGTAAATATTATACGGACAAAACAGAATTAAAAGGTATAGTAGAACAGGAACTGTTTTACAACTTGCAAAAGGCTTTGCTTAATGCTGGCTATGGAATGATGGTTCAATCACCCGTGAAACAGTCGTTAATATTCACAGAATCGGCAGAAAACATATATACAGTTGATGAAAATGTTTCACGTGAAACATTACTAACTAAATATAACAGAACAGCGTTTCTACCTTTTCAATGGGGTGTATGGGTAACAGCATGGGCCCGCCTGCGATTGAAAGAGGGTATAAACATAGTTGGAGATCGTTACGTTTACAGTGATACGGATTCAGTAAAATATATAAAATTAAGAGGTGATAATATTGACAAGTTATTTGATAGATATAATTCTGAGAGAAAAAAGCAAAGTATATCCAATTCCGCATACGCAACAGATCGTCATAGCATTAAACACTATATGGGGGTGTTCGAATACGAGGATACGTATACTGAATTCTCCACTCTTGGTTCTAAAAAATATGTCTATAGAACTGAAGATGGAATACTTCACGCCACAATCGCGGGAGTTAATAAAAAGCTAGCAGCAGATGAGTTGGAAGAACATGGAGGAATTGAAGCTTTCAAAATTGGATTTACCTTTTTACGATCAGGAGGAACTGAAAGCGTGTACAATGACGTTCCTTATGGGGATTTCACCGTGGAAAATCATGTTTTAAAAATTACACAAAATGTAGTTATCAGACCGTCAACTTACACTATTGGAATAACAGATGAATACCGCAGGATTTTGGCAGATGCAAGAACACTAAAAGAATTTAAAGAAACATTTGACAGGAATTAATATTAGTGTTATAATAATTTATATAACAGAGATAATACAAGGAGGTGAGAACATGAAAATCACAAGAGAGTTAACAGTTAACAAAATTAATGTTATCTGCTACGATCCAGAGAACAAATGTGAGATTACAAAAGAATTAGTCTTAATTGGAAATCTCACAGACGATCAGATCAGCAAAGAGATCAAAAAAAGAAATTTTGGAATCGTTATCGACTGGGAGCGAAACGAGGAAGAAACTAAAATCTATGGAATGGATGCCGAAGTATTCTTAATGCACGCAACTTTTACAAAATTACCAAAAGAAAAGGAGAACTAAATCATGGCAAAGAATTATAAGATCATTAAATCATCAGGAAATCTCGATACATATTCAGAGTATGACCTTATCGAGTCACCAGCAATAGTTTCACTTAAAAACGTAGAAAACAAAGGACTTATCTGTGTTGGAGCGTGGGCAAAATATCTTACCACCGACAATATCGGAAATGAAATAACCTGCATTTCAGTGCAGGACGCAAACACAGGAGATGTATTCTCCGGTCAGTCAGCAACTTTCCGTGAATCATTTGAGGATGTTGTCGATCGTGTTTCTGATATGGAAGAAGTTCCAGATATGTTTTTCATCGAGGTTCTTCACCGAACATCAAAATCAGGTCGTGATTATCTTATTTGTGCACTTGTTTCCCCGGATCGTGCTTTTGCCCGCATGGGATATTCTGAAAAGAACATTCCTATGCCAGAGCCACAGAAATAATATGTTATCATTTTATGAAAACAGCGGGTATCTATCGATACCCGCTGTTTTAGGATATGGACAAAAGTTCAATTACATCTGGGGTGGACGTGGTACGGGGAAAACTTACGGTGCTCTTAAATACTGTATTGAACATAAAAAAATTTTCGCTTATATGCGATCGTTGCAGACACAGATTGATATGATTAAAATTCCAGAACTTTCACCTTTTAAAAAATTAAATCGTGATTTGGGATGGTCAATATATCCGAAAAGTGTCGGGAAAAATATTGCGGTGTATTATAATGCAGAAATTGACGAAAATGGTAAAATAAAATATACTGGAAATATACTAGGTTATGCTATAGCATTAAATACTTTTGCCAATTTACGAGGTTTTGATGCATCAGACGTTGAGATAGGGATATATGATGAATTTATCCCCGAAAAACGTGAACGCAGAGTTGAAAATGCTGGATACGCTTTTAAAAACGCATATGAAACAATGAATCGAAACCGTGAACTTGAGGGTAATAATCCGATACAGTTTTTATTGTTTTCCAATTCTGAAAGTTTATCATGTGATATGTTTATAGAGAATAATTTAATGGAAAAAGTATCGAACATGGATATTAATAAACAATCCATGTCTATTATACGTGATAGGGGTATTGGACTTTTTAACTTGTATGATTCACCGATTTCTGAAAAGAAAAAAGACACAGCTCTGTATAAAATGTCTGGATCAGATTCAGCATTTAACAAGATGGCATTAGGAAATGAATTTTATTCCGCTGATTATTCAGGAATTAGAAGCATGAACATTAAAGAACTGATACCTTTATGTAAAATGGATGCTATTACAATCTATCAGCACAAGAGAAAAGACTTAATATATGTAACACGGCACAGTTCTGGTACACCGCCAGAGTATTCCAATACAGACAAGGATGTAAAAGCTTTCAGACGAGATTTTATTTATTTATGGGATATGTATTTATCAAACAAGGTGCTGTTTGAGGATATCACAAGCAAGTCCCTATTTGAGATTTATTTTAAAAATAAATATTGACTTTGTATTTTATATCTGATATTATCTTTAATAGAAAGACAAGTGTTCGTGGCACACGTACAACACGTCGGGAGCGTGGGATCATAAGAATCCAATGTGCATGAGTATGTACAACTCAAGAATTTGTAACACTTAATCTTTCGTCACATATGCAGAGTGTCACAGCCTGCATATGTTTTGTTTCACGTGAAACATTTCTCACATTTCTTTAATGTTTCACGTGAAACATATTATATGTTGTGCTAAATATAATCAATGGAGGTGAAATATGGACATTAACTCGTTATCCACTATTATCAGTAACATTGGTGTGCCTTGCGCTTGCCTTATCGCTACTTTCTACCTATGGCAGAAAGAAACGGATGCTCACAAGGAAGAAATGAAAAACATGACAGACGCACTCAACAATAACACTCAGGCGATCACAAAACTTACAGATCATATCACAGGGAGTGAAAAAGAATGACGATCAACTACAACAAAAATATCAGAGGTGTGTATATCGTCACAACGAACACAGGTCCTCTGATGGTCAGGTCAGAGCCTAGTACAGACGGAACAGTTATCGCAGAAATGCCGAAAAACACAAAATGCATCTGTCTAGGATGCTATTCTGGAAACTGGTATGCAGTCACTTACGAACATGGCGGTATCATTTCCACCGGCTTTTCTCACAAAAATTATCTCAGGAGGGATTACAAGATATGACGTTAGACAACTTAATTACACTCATTTCAGCAGGATTTACAAAAGACGAGATCCTCACAATGTTAGGTACATCCACACAGCGTGCCCCACAGCCACAG